TTGTGTACAAGCCCCCGCAAATGCCCCCACTCCCGCCGGAGATAGCCCAAAAGAAAGAAGTGAACCTGTCAGACAGGTTTATGAAACTTCTGACTCCGACAGAGCAACCCTTGCAGCCATTGCCGAAATCATCGCCCAAGGCGACAGAAACACGGCCCAATTGAATGCGTGTATCGACAGTTATAACAAGGTAATGGGGGTGATGAATGGTCAACGCTGAACAACTAAAGAAACTTCACATTGGGGTTGAGTGGGTTGATGCACTCAATGAAACCTTCAACACTTTTGGCATTGCTACACAGCGCCAGCAAGCCGCCTTTATCGGGCAGTGTGGGCATGAATGTGGGAACTTTAAGACCCTGGAAGAGAACCTTAACTATCGTGCTGAAACCCTGATGAAGTTGTGGAAGGCAAGGTTTCCAACGATGGAGATTGCCAATCAGTATTCCAAAAATCCTAAGAAGATTGCAAACAAGGTGTACAGCAGTCGTATGGGAAACAGGGATGAAGCATCTGGTGACGGGTATCGGTTCAGAGGCCGTGGGTGCATCCAGTTGACGGGCCATGCAAACTACTTCCATGCTGGGCAAGCATTGGGAGTTGACTTTGTAATGGAGCCTGACCTTGTGGCAACGCCCAAGTATGCGGCATTGACTGCTGGGTGGTTCTGGTCAACTCACAATTGCAACAATCTTGCAGAAGCTGCTGATTGGGTTGGACTCACCAAGAAGATCAATGGCGGGACTATTGGCCTAGATGACCGAATCAAGCACACTAACGAGGCTTTTGCGGTGCTTGGCTCTTGAGTTTTCCACGATTGAATATCTTGTGTTTCTTGAAGAAGTACAAGATAGCTTGGTAAGCAACGCCAAACCTTTTAGCAATCTCTTTCTTGCTCAGGCCATCTTTCCATAGCGTCAATGCTCTGGATTCGCTGATTTGAGTGGGTTTCCTGCCACTTCCAGGTCTTGCGCCACCCTTAGTCTTCATTGAGCGCTAACCAAACCATGATGCAAACGCCTCCAATGGCTAGTGCAATTCCTAGAAATCCTATGGCAAAGATAGTGATTACAGTCTCAATCACATGACCCCCCTCATTTTCTGCAACTGCTGCACTTAGTTAATATGGTAAAAACAGGGCGTTTGCAGTACACGCAATACGATTGATAGCCTTTCACATGACCCCCCTCATTTCCCACCCTGCTAGAAAGTAGTTCCATCTGCCTTGCATAGCAGGGTTGGTGTACTTGTCATTACTCATAGCTAAATCAGTATCTGTGTAGCCTTTAGAGGCCATTAGTGCGTGAAATACTTTTCGTGCTTTCATGTGTTCTCCTTTATGCCATGTGCGGCTTCAATGTCTAGGTCAATGTTGGGATGAGCCAAAAAAGCGGCATCACGAAACTGCCGGAGTGACTGCAACTCATCCATCTCTTGCTCTGTGCGCTGTGGTGGGGTGGCAAGATAAACTTTTGTGCTTCCACGCAAATCAAGTCTTTCCCATGCGGTAGATGTAAATAAATCTTTTACCATGCCGACAGGCTCTTGCTCAATCTCTTGCCCAAGCCTCTGCACCTCTTGCATGGCGTGTTCTGCCAATGCTTCTTTGATGGCGGTGATGGCGGGGTGTAAATAAATTGCGCTATCGGGAGTCATCACACATTCAAGTTCACCATAAATGTTGCAAGCCTCCAACGCCTCAAGCGCCAGCTTCATGGCTTTAATTTGTTGTGGTGTCATGCTTGTCCCCTTGCTCTGATGGCATCACCACAATAAACGGGGTCATCTGCGTATTCGTCACACACCTTTGCACACGCCTCACGCTCTTTCTCTGCTACCAGTTTGGCAAAGTGATAGCGGGTAAACATCTCGCCATATTTGATTGACTCTTGCATAGCCTTTTGCCACATTATGTCTATTTCTTCTTTTGTCATGGCTTCCAATCCTCATACCATCCATCTACATACATATCATGAAATCCCCATGCAAATAGCCATGTCCAACTAAGTGCGGAATCACGGGGATAGTTAATCTTTGCCATCATGAGGCAAAGTTCTTTGCTTGGAGGTGGTGCTTTCATGCTTCCCTCGCTTTCAGCATTGCGTCTGCCATGTCATATGCGTCTGCGGCAATCATGGCGTTTGTCATCGAAATTGATGAATCAAAAGCGCAATATCCTTGCATAGCCTTTGCCGCAAAGTAGTCCCGCAGGGTCATGCCGTTTTGGTCAATCTCATATTCTTTGGCAATGTCTAAATGTTCAGACTTTATGAGCAGTGCTTTTTGTTTGCCTGGAAATGCTGGTGGGTTGTTCATTTCTTCATACTCCTTACAAATGTTGCAAACGATTGCACTGTGTCTCTGCCAAACGCACCAGCAAACTTGTCTAGTTCCTTAGCAACTTCCTCAATCACTTCGTTTCGCGCATTGTTTTCAGCGTATCGGAGGATTTGGTGCTTGCGTGAGCCTTGCAAACCCCAATCACCCTGACGCTTTGCCAAGTCTTCAAAAGCCTCGTCTTCAGGTTCTTTCATCTGCAATTTCCTTATCGTTACGCTGGATTTCATGCTTCAAATAGGCTAAATCAGCATAGGACAACTCATCAGTTATGTCCTTAATTTCCAGGTTAAAGCGCATCCACTTGACTGTTTTCTCACAGTATGCGATTAAGCCAACAGAGTCATCTGCTTCATGCCATTGGTAATCAACCTCAATGCGATCAATCTCTAAATTGAAGTCATCGTCTACCCAATCAAAAGGCACAAATTCAATTGTTTGCATCATTCACTCCTATCTGTTCAATGTCTTGTGCGGCAAGGAGGGCATCCAGGGCCACAGATTTAAGGATTACAAGGGCAGTCTCTGGCGAGGATGGATTGAGAGCCTTGTGAGCCTCTACATCCTGCCAGAAAGCGTTTAAACGATTGATTTGTTGTTGGTTCATGCGTCAATTCTGCCTTGTCTGACAGAGATTGGAATAGGGACTTACCCTAGCTTACGCATAACCCTTTGGAGCCGCCCAGAAACGCCTTTACGGGTTCCAATGACCTCAATGAAGCCCTTGTCAATCAGTGCCTTGTAACGGGCTGTGACGCTGGAATAGGGCAGGAATGGTAGTTTGGCAAGCACATCATCTGAGATGCAACCATCTGGGCCATAGGCTGCAATGGTTTCATAGACCAGTGACTCCATCTTTGTGGTGTCGATTGCCTGGGCTGCCATGTGGGAAGTGGCAGGGTCTTCTCTGCGAGCAAGTTTAAACGGCGCAGTTCCAAAGAACTTCTCGACTGCACCACCAAACCAAGATTGATCTAATTTTGTCATCATTAACTCCTATTAAATGGGGCCGTAGCCCCGTGAGGTTTATCAAAATTTATTTCTTTGTGCCGTTGCTTGTGGCATGGTTGGCAAAGCCACATGATCTCCAAAGGCTTGTCGTAATCCTCGTGATGAGCGAGTGATTTTTCTTCTCCGCATCGAATGCAGGGACTACGTACAAGACTCCCTTTTCTAATGGCTCTGGCAACTGCCAGATGTGCTTTAGAACGACGATTGTCTTCTGCTCTCCATGCTTTGTTGACTTCAGCCGCCATCTTTGCCCTCGCAGGGTTTTTTGCTCTGGCTTTGTCGTAGGCACGAATTTTCTCAAGATTTTTATTCCTGTGATTTGTCGCATCATTTTTCGTACATTCTTTACACTTGTTAAGATGGCCATCGCCCATTGCGCTGTGTTTGTAAAACTCATCCAACGGCTTGATGGCCTTGCACTTAAAACACTCTTTAGAACGAACCATGTTGTACTCCTGTGCTGGCAATACAACCATTATAGACCCGTTCTAATTAAAAGGTATATCGTCATCCGCATAAACTATCTTTTTAGGATTAGCTGCTGGAGGTTGTGCATCCTTGGGATTTACTGCCAAGCCCATGAACTTGCCACTCTTACCCTCTTTAATCCAAGCTGAGAGCCAATACTCTTGACCATCAACAGTGATGTTGCCTTTGTAATCTGGCTGGTTAGCTGATTCCTTTTTGTCGTTCTTAAACAAAACGCCAGAGTTGTCTTTCTTTTCCATATTAGCCTTTCAATGATTCGCCATGTTTCTTCAAAGCACTACGCACATTGCTTGGAAGCAATGCCCATAACGCTACCTTTTCCTCCTGGTCATAGATTCCCAGGTATTCTTCATAAGCCCCGATCAAATCGCTTGCCTCGAATCTATCTTGAACAGCAATGGCAACATCCGCAATGATGTTTTTCCTGTCTTTGGAGACAATAACGCCATCTGTAGGTTTGATAACAGCTTCACCTTCTGGAATATCCTCTCCAGCATAGATGTACAAGCCCAAGCCATGCAGCGACAATGCCTTAGTCATGCAACGCATGATGGCAGTGTTAACAGCAAATGCGTCTGGATTTGGGATTGCCTTGTTGCGATAGTCCATCACAGGCAGTTGGCAGGTCATTGGTTTGGCAAACATGGTGACAGTTACAAACACCATTGCAGTGCCGTTAATGTCCATGAAGCACTTGTCGCCAAACATCTCCACCTTGTAGGTTGCGTTTGCATCAGCCTTCAAAGCCTCTGCCCATGCCCAAGCCCATGAGAGGTATGTGAGATTGTTTTTCTTCTCTGTGTGTTCGTTGACATTCTTTTTCAGCAACTCGTTTATAAGTTCACTGCGGTCAACCAAATGACCTTTTTGCTCTGGTTTTGGCGAAAGAACTAACGCCTCTTTATCGTACTTTGTATTCACTTGGGACTCCTGTTAA